CCAAGTTGAAGAACGGTGCTGTTCCTACAGACGGTCTAGTTATGGTTCTACACCCAAGCGTAGCCTATGACTTGAAAGCCGCATTGACCACAACTGGTAATGTGGCATTCAGCCAAGGTGCTTTCGGTGAAGTTGCTAATCAAGCAATGGTTCAAGGTTATGTTGGTCAGTTGTTTGGTGTTCCAGTATTTGAAACAAGTAATTTCACTGCCGCAACTGATGCTGGTGACTATGTTGGTGGTGTTTTCCACCGTGACGCTTTAGGCCTAGGCATTATGCGTGACATCCAGATCGAAACACAACGCAGAGCCTCATACTTAGGCACAGACATTGTTGCTAGTGCTATGTATGGCACAGGTGTTGTCTACGAAGGCTATGGCTGTAAGGCTATCTTCGACTCTACAGTTCTTTAATTAGGGGCAACATAATGGCATTCATTCTATCAACTGGCAATGTAATAAGTTTTGCGGAATATGAAGATGTTCTAGCAATCGATCAGCGTCTATTTGAGGCGAATGAAGGTTTCACTGAGGTGATTGTTGAGGATGCGTTGATCAAAGCGACCACACGCATTCTTAACAAGATTAGAGCCAGTGACTGGTGGAAGAATTATTATATCAGTAGAACTACTGACTTAACATCAATCTCCACTAAGACTGGTTATAGTTTGCCTATGCCCAGTGCTAACAAAATCCTAGCCCGCAAAGATGAGTTTCAAGACTTGTGTGTTTATTTCACATTGGCAGAATACTTGTATCCTAAGGTTGCGGATTTTGGTAACACGGACTCAGCAGAGCGTCAGAAGATTGGTTTCTATGATGAGAAGTTTAGAGCAATGTTCACGGACTTGCTAAACGCAGGTGATTGGTATGATTTTTCAGGTGATGCCGCAATCGACATTACAGAGAAATCACCTAGTCGCCAAAACTTAGTAAGAGTTAGATAATGAGAGCAGAACTGTTATCATACCTAACCACAGCAACATCTACTGCTACCATCAAGGTAGTCAGTGAGTTGCCCTGGAACACGGCAGGTGAACCTTTATACTTGAAGAACATGAAGAGGATGTATCTGGATCAAGAGCAGAGAACACAATCTACTCTTGTTCCTACCTTAAATGGTGGAGATGTATATCAAGATGATTTGACAGTGACAGGTTACTTTGCCGTAGATGCTAAAAACTCACCTACAGGACTAAGCCAGGCTATTACCACTATATTGAACGCAAGAGATAAGACAGGTGTATCAAACTTCGGAAGCGAAGCCGACTACACCACGGAAATACAAGACGATGTAATTATCTACACCGTTGAGTATAGATTTAACACCATAACATAAAGGAAAACAAAATGGCTTATATTAACGCAAGTGAAGCAAGTTCATTCGTTACATTGGTTTTCAGCACAGCAACAATTAGTTCGACTGCTACTACAGGCATGATCGTTGTTCCAGGATTACAAAACATTACCGTTAACAACGGCAATGGTGTATTCCGTTGGAAGACGCTTGACTCTGGTAGTGAGAAGGCGATTGCTACACCTGCTACAAATCAATTATCGTTGAACATTGTAATGGATCCAACAACATTCTTCGGTTCTACAACCACTAATCAGGTTACAGCCGCAGAGCGTGGATTATTCAAACTCAGCAATGACAAAACACCTATCTATTATAGAATGTATTGGAATGCTACAAACCCAACAACTGGTAGTAAGTATATTACCTCTAGTGAAGGCTCATTCATCACTGGATTGAGCCCGACTGTATCCCCTGACAGTCCTGTGTGGTTGGCTCCGCTGACCCTAGAGATATCAGGCGACTTTACAGCCTCAGTAGTTTAATTTTTAATTAGACGGAAAAAGGACTCTATTAAAACCAGAGTCCTTTCTCTTGAGTAAATATCATTGATATAAAGGAACCAAGGTTTATGGATTTTAGTAAATTAACCTCAGCAGAACTAGTTGAAAGCATTGTTGGTGAAGTGGCCAAATCGCTTAATGAAGTTCGACACGCACAAGATGATTTAGAAAAGGCAGACAGCAGATTACGATTTGCACTGGCAGTTCTAAACACAATCAAAGATAGAGATATAAAGGAATAAGATATATGGATATTCGACAATTAGCAAAACGACCCGAACTAGTAGAAATCACACTGGATGATGAGAACATTGTCAAAGAGTATGGTGATTCAATTACCTTCTACATGAAAGACTTTGTGGACATCACAACCTACTTTGATTTCTTCCGCAGTCAAAGTGAAAACTCAGGTGGTGAATTAAATGTCCTAATGCGTAAAATCATACTGAACAAGGATGGACAACCTGTTCTTGGTGATGATGAAGCATTGCCTATTGACATCAGTGTAGCCGCATTGACCAAGATCAATGAATGCCTGGGAAAGTCAAAGACCAGGTCGTCGATCCAAAGCGATGGGAATCAGCCAAAATGATATCCATTGGGCACATAGCCAGAACATATGGTCTGTTGCCCAGTGAAGTCTTGGCAAGAGCCACAACTTATGATATTATGATTACCGATGTTTATACAACCTGGGAAAATTATCAAAAGGATCCTAACGCTACGGACAACTATAGTCAAGAACAATTACTTGAATTAGTCAACTTGAGGAAAGCACAATGAGTGGAGCATTTAGTTTGAGAGTCAAAGAAATTAAAAAAATTCTCAATGCCAATCAAATGGCAAAATTAGCATTGCCAACCTTTGTTGTCAACACACCAATTAAGACTGGCAATGCTCGTAGCAATACCAGTGTTCGCAATGATGAAATTCGTGCTGACTACGCTTATGCTACACGTCTTGATGATGGTTATAGCAAGCAAAGACCCAATGGTATGACTAAACCCACTATCAAGTTTTTGCAGGACTATATTAGAAAGAACTTAGGAAAATAAAATGTCAAGAACAGTAGAAGAATTTGCAGTAAAAGTAACCGCAACTGGTTTAGAAAACTTAGACAAAGTTGCTAAGGGTGCTGAATCAGCCAAGGCCAAGATTGAAGGACTATCTAATGCCATGTTAGGTGTTGGCTTCTCTGCATTTATTTTAAGTGCTATTCGAATGGCAGACCGTATCAGTGACTTGAGTGATGCAACTGGATTGGCCATTGGCAGTATCAAAGGCTTTGAAGATGCTCTACAGGCCGCAGGTGGTAAGGCTCGTAACTCTGAAAGAATTATTACTACATTCTATCAAACAATGGAAACTGCACTACAAGGCAGTGACCAAGCCCGCAATTCATTCCAAAAGTTAGGTATCAGTTTAGATGATTTAAAAAATAAGAGTGAAGCAGATCTATTAAGTCAAGCCATTACACAATTGGCTGATATGGAAGAGGGTTCAACTAGAACAGCGTTGGCCACCAGCATATTTGGTAAGTCAATTCGTGCCGTTGACCTAACAAAATTCCTACAAGAACTCAAGGATGGTAAGATATCAGCCTTTGAAGCCGCTGACGCAATCAAGGCAGGAGGTGATGCTGCCGATAGAATGGACAAACAGATTCGCACCTTACAAGAAGGTGCCTTGTTGGCCATTGAACCAATTTTCAAACTATTTGGTGGAACTGAAATGACTGCCAAGTCAGCATCAACTGCCATACAGGTGTTAGGAACATTATTGGCCGCATCAATGGGTGCCGCCGCAGTGGCCAATATATTAGCAGTGGTCAAAGCACTACAAGAATTCAATCTAGTTACCAAGATAGGCAATGGATTACAAGCGGCCGCATTGGCCCTACAAGGACCTAAAGGTTGGGCCACACTAGCAGGTGCGGCTGGTGTTGCCACTGCGGCCATCATAGCCATGAACAAGGCACTGGATGAAAATAATTCTAAGTCAGGCGGAGATAAACTTCCAGGACCTGCAACTGGCAATGTTATTGAACCTAGCAAAGCATCAGCAGGAAACGCCAACAGAGCCAGTGAACTAAGTCCTAGTCAAAAAGCCGCTCTTGAAAGTGAAAAACGCATAGCACAAAGTCTTGCGGACATTCGAAAAAATATTAATCTTCAAGGCGCTAATGAACTTATGGCTATTGATGTTAATGCCGCAAGTGATATTGAAAAAGCCAAGGCTGAGATTTATAGTAAAGAAAATATTTCTAAACTACAAAAAGACAAAGAGTTTGCAGTTAAATCAGCAGAAATACAACAGAAAGCCGAATTAGAAAGTGTCAAGGCTCGAATGACTCTTAACGCTAAAATCTTTTCTGAAGAAGAAGCACAACGCCAGAAAACTATAGATGAAACAGCCGCATATGAAAAGAAAGTAGCAGAAGCATCTGCGTCGGCAATAGGACAGGTTACCACATTAGCAGATCAAACTCAGCAATTAAAAGATCGTTTTACTCTACAACAAAGCATTGTTGATCTCAGCACTATTGAACAAGATCGTCAAACAAAGATATTTGAGGCTCTTCAATTACAAAAACAACAATTAGATGCGTTAAGTAAATTACAAAAAGAAGGTTTGCCCGAAGATGAAAGAAAAAAGCGTGAGCAGGAAATTAATGATCTTCTAAGAGAGCGTATTGGTCTGATTAATACTGAAGCAGATACTAGAGTCACTAGAGATAATGATTTTGCCGCAGGCTTTAAACAGACAATGAGGCAGTATGAAGAAAGTCTCAAACCACTTGAGGCTGGCAAGCAAACAGCAGACGCAGTATTCGGCAATATGAATAGAGCATTAGATACCTTTGTTCAAACAGGTAAAATGAACTTTGGTGATCTCAGTC